GCCCTCTCGCGCAACGCCATGTCCGACGAGGCCGGCCGCGCAACCTATCGCTTGCGGGCGCTGCGTCGGGCGTGCTTCCTGACGAACGAGAAGGGCCACCGGGTCCGCTACGCGAAGGCCAGCCATGCGGTGCGCGAGAGGGCGGAGGGCGGGCGGTGAGTTTCTGCGCCACCTGTTTCAAACCGATCGGCACACGGAACCGCACCGGCATGTGCCGCCAGCACGCCGCATCGCTGCAACGCAAGATCCGTGAGCCGAAGCACTGCGCGACCTGCGGCGATGAGCTCGGCCGGAACAACAAGCACGGCTACTGCCGGCGCCACCTCGCCGCGGCAATCATGCAGCGCCCCAACGTGAGGGAGAAGCAACGCGAAGGCGTCCGGCGCAAGATCGCCGCAGATCCGGTCTATCTCGAATCCCTTCGGAAGCGGGCGGCCGAACATGCGCGCAAGCCGGAAACCATGGAACAACGCACACGCTACTTCCGCGAGAACCGCGTCTGGGAACTGGGCACAGCCGCTCAGCCGGCCGGGTCCGAGGCTCGCAAGCGTGCCGGTCGCACGATCTCGGCGAAGCGGTTGGCCTGGTGCCCACCGTACCTGCGCAAGCAATACCTCACCCTCATTCGCAACCACTACGGCCAGGAAGAGGCGCGGCGGATCGTTCTTGATCAGGAGGCCGCCGACATCGAGCGGATGCGCCGGAAGATGGGCGAGATTCGACCCATCAGCATCAAGGCTGCGACGCACGCCGAAGTCCTGCGCGAGATCGCCGCGGCGTTCGATGTAGATGTCTCCGACATCACGGGAACGAGCCGCAAGCGCCACATTGTCGAGGCGCGGCGCACGGCGATGTACGTCCTGCGGCGGCGCGGCAATTCCATGCCCCAGATCGGCAACATCCTCCGCGTCGACCATTCCAGCGTCAGTCATGGCCTCGACAGGTTCGAGGATGCGGCCACGGACGAGATGCATGTGGTTGCGGGGCGGTTCTTTGAGGAGGCCGAGGCGGCATGATCACGCTCCGGCCATATCAGGCGCGCGCAATCGCCGAGTGCCGCGACGCCTACCGCGCCCACAACCGCGCCGTGCTCCTCGTTATGCCGACCGGTGCCGGCAAGACCATGACCGCGTCCACCGTCGTCCATGGTGCGGCGGCCAAGGGCAACGTGACGTGGTGGCTGACCCATCGCCGCGAACTCGCCGGCCAAGCCAGCCAGACCTTCCACGCGCTCGGCATTCCGCACGGTACGGTGCAGGCCGGCCACGTCTCCGACCCGCGCGCGCTGGTGCAGGTGGCCTCGATCCAGACCATCGTGCGCCGCCTCGAGCATCTCCCCTCCCCCAACCTGATCGTGTTCGACGAGACACACCACATCGGCGCGGCGCAGTGGGATGAAATCTTCCATCGCTTCCCGGCCGCGCGCGTTCTCGGGCTGACCGCAACGCCCTGGCGCCTCGATGGGCAGGGTCTCGGGCGCTGGTACACACGAATGATCCTCGGCCCGACCACCGGGGAACTGATCGGCGAAGGATCGCTGGCCCGCTACCGGCTTTTTGCCCCCGCCACGCCCGACCTGTCCGGCGTCGGCACGACGGCCGGCGACTACCAGCGCGGCGCCCTCGCCGCCGCCATGAACAAGCCGCAGATCGTCGGCGATGCGATCGGGCACTACCGCCGGCTCTGCGCCGGCAAGCGTGCCGTCGCCTTCGCGGCCGGCGTCGAGAACTCCAAGGCCATCGCCGCGCAGTTCTGCGCAGCGGGCATCCCTGCCGAGCATGTCGATGGCTCCATGCCGTCCGAGCAGCGCGATGCGGCCGTCGAGCGATTCCGCCGCGGCGAGACGCTGGTCCTGTCGAACGCGGACCTGTTCGGCGAGGGCTTCGACGTTCCGGCTATCGAGGCGGCGATCCTGCTGCGCCCGACGAAATCGTTGAGCCTCCACCTGCAGCAGGTCGGGCGGGCTTTGCGGCCGAGCGAGGGCAAGGCTGAGGCTACGATTCTCGATCATGCCGGCAACAGCCTCCTGCATGGTCTGCCTGACGACGAACGCGATTGGAGTCTGGACGACCGGGAGAAGCGCAAGCGGGCCGAGAAGACCGATGTGCCGGTGCGCCAGTGCTCGGAATGCTTCTTCGTCTACCAGCCCCGCCCCGCCTGCCCGAACTGCGGTCACGAGCCGCCAGTCAAGGCGCGCGAGATCGAGGTGGTCGAGGGGACGTTGGAGGAGGTCAAGGCAGTGCCGCGCGCCAAGTTCCGGGAGCAGGGTAAGGCGAACTCGCTTGAGGCCCTGATCCAGCTCGGCCGGCAGCGTGGCTACAAGGCGCCGGAGTTCTGGGCGCGCAAGGTCTGGGCGTCCCGGCAGGGGAGGCACGCGGCATGAGCGCCCCCCACACCGACCTCGTGAACGCGATCCGGCTCTATCTGAGCGAGATTGGCGCCATGTCCACGCCGATCGACACACCCGGCCTGCTCTACACGCGCGACGGACGCCCGGCGATGTTTGGCACGAAGGGCGCGCTCGACATCGCAGCGACGGTCAAGGGCCGCGCGGTCTGGATCGATGCCAAGACCGGGCGGGACCGCCTGAAGCCGGCCCAGGTCAAGTTCTGCGCGGCGCAGGAGCGCGCTGGCGGCATCGCCTTCGCCGCCTGGTCGGTTGCCGACGTCAAGGACCGCCTCGAACAGGAGGGGCTGCTGTGACAACCGAAACCGAGCGCTCCGCCGCCACGGCCGAACTCGCCCGCGCCAAGCTGACTGCATGTCTGGCCGGCACCGACTGGAAAGAAGAGATCGACCCCGCGACCCTGCAGTGGCTGGCGTGGCTGTGGCAGGCCGAGGCGCGCGACACGCCGGCCAAGCGTTGGGCCAACGCCAACCCGCGCCACCCTACCGTCTGCAAGTTCCTTCGGCTCGATCCGACCGACCCCTATGTGCCCTATGCCACCCATCCTTTCCGCGTCGGCCAGGATCCGGACACCGGCAAGGCGCGCATCCTCGTCGCATGGCCCTGTCCGCGGCTGATCGACGAGCAGGACGACCACCTCGGCATTCAACAGGTGCTCTCGTGGGCGCCGGTAGCCAACACCGTCGAAATCCTCGGCGACCCTGAACCGCAGCTCGCCGGCGCCTTCCCCTCCTACGAGGAAGGCACGCTCTTCGCTGATCCGTTCGCCTTCTTCCGCGCATGGGTCGAGGCCCGCGCGATGTGGGCGGTCGATTGGCTGGCGTCGAAGGATCAGGCCTGGCGCAGCCGTCCCGCCGAGACGGACCTCGTGCCCGGGTGTCTGATGGTCGGCTCGATCGAGCGGATCCGCTGGGCGCCGTCGGACCTGCCGGCAAATCTCACCTGCGTCGGGGTCGATCCCCGCGCTCTCAACAAGGCGATCGTGAAGGCTGCGCGCCTGCCATTCGCTACGAACTCACGCTCTCCGCTCAGGAGGGCGGCATGATGGCCGACGATGCAATTCCGCTCAACGCCTGGAAGGGACGACTGCAGTCCTCCAAGCAGGGCTACAAGAAGAATATGACCAACCTGATGATGTTCCTCCGGAACCTCAGGGAACTCGGCAACACGATCCGCTGGAATGAGCTGGCGCAGCGGCCGGAGTGGAACGGATCGCCACTCACCGACCACGACATCGTTGACATCCGCCTGATACTCGAGGGCCACGACTATGAGCCGGCGAAGGACGACATCTTCCCGGCCGTGATGCGCCACGCCCGCGAGAATGCCTATCACCCCGTCCGCGACTATCTGCGCAGCCTGAAATGGGACGGCACGAAGCGGATCGACCACTGGCTGACCGCCTGCCTCGGTGCGCCGGACACCGCCTTCGTGCGCGCTGTCGGCCGCAAGACCCTGATCGCGTCCGTGGCGAGGGCGTTCAAGCCGGGGTGCAAGGTCGACACCGTCCTCGTTCTTGAAGGACCGCAAGGCCTCAAGAAGTCGACGGCGATCGCCACGCTCTTCAGCCCGGACTGGACCGCGGAATCGGTCAACCTGTTCGACCAGCACAACAAGATGGTCATGAGCATGATGGGCGCCTGGTGCGTGGAGCTCGCCGAGTTCATCGCGATCGCGAAGAAGGATACGAACGCGGTCAAGGGGATGCTCTCGATGCGCTCGGATCGCGTCGTGCTCCCTTATGCCAAGATGGCGTCCGACCATCCCCGCCAGTGCATCTTCTTTGGCACGATCAATCCCGGCGAAGGCGGGTATCTGACGGACAGCACCGGCAACCGCCGCTACTGGCCCGTAGAGGTGATGAAGGCGGATATCGAGCTCATCATCTCACGCCGCGATCAACTTTGGGCCGAAGCCTACCGCGCATACCTCGCCGACGAAGAATGGTGGCTCGACGCCGAGCAGGAGGCCCTCGCCCGCGTTCAGGTCTCCCAGCGCGAGAAGGGCGACATCTGGGACGAAGTGCTTGAGGCCAAACTGGAAAAAGAACGGTCAGAGGGCCGGCCTGTCAATAATCTGTCGCTCGGCGCAGCCCTCCAACTGATCGGCGTCCCGAACGAGCGCATGGACGGCAGGGCCGAGGAAAGAGTTGCGGCCTGTTTGCGCCGTATTGGCTTCAAATCAACCCCGCGGAAAGAGCGCGACGAAAACGGCGAGCGCAGATCTGTGCGGGTTTGGGTGAGGAAATCTGATGCCGCAAGCTGACTACAAGCCTGACTACAAAGTGACTACAGGCCATGGGAAACGTGCGCCTGCTGTAGTCACCCCGTTCATCTGGCAACCCAATAACATGAACGACACACAGCCTGACTACGGTAGTCACCTACACCGTTGTAGTCACCCTGTAGTCACCCTCAACGCAGCAGAAAACCGCCATTCTAGCCCCCTGACTACTCTTACTACTCCTTTAGAAGAGAAAAGAGATAAAAAGAGAAAATGGTGGGCTGGTAAAGGGTACGCGCGCGAGGCGTGGTCACGTAGTCAGGGGAGGCTGTAGTCATGCCTGACCTCTTCGACCGCACCGACGCCCCGAACCCGCGCACCATCGGCCACGGCAATGCTGCTCTCCTCGCCGACATCGCGAACGGGGCGACCCGCGCCCAACTCACCGCCAACCGCAACGCCGGCAAGTATCCCGACCTCTGGCCCCACGCAGGCCAGTGGCTGAGGTTCAAGGGACTGTAACTCGATCGTATCGCAGGGGGATCGCTAGAATGACCACGATGTTCGTACCGCCGGAAGCCATCCAGCGCTCCCACCTCACCGCAGAGCAGATCGCTACGGCAATCGTCGAACTGCCGCTGTGGGGATGGTTCATGGCAAACGGGAAGCCTCCCCGTCGTGTCCATCGCACGCCCAAGCCCGAGGACGGTTCCCCGCTCAGCTACCGCGGCAACCACTGCACCGACTGCAACGCGCCCATCAGCCCTTACTCCCGGGGTCGGTGTCGCAAGTGCGGGTATTCGGCTCTCGTGCGCCCCGTGCCCGAGGACTTCCTTGCTGTCCTGCGCAAACTCGGATCCCAGGGTGCTGCTCGGCACTACCGATCCAGCCTCGCCACAGTCACCCGTTGGCGCCGTGAGCTCGACCTCAAGCCGCAATACCGCGCCAAGAAGGGCATCGGTCAGAGCCGGTTCCGCGGCTTCACCGAGCGCCCCCTGATCAACCACCGCGATCTCACCATGGCGGGGCAGGCTGTCGAGTTCCTGAGGCGCTACGGTGCCGTCTATCGTTGCGATGGTGACGGCAAACCGAACGCCAAGGGATCGCACTGGCGGCGCAACTACAGCATCCTGACCAACGAGCAGGTGGTCCACCAGGCCACGCGGCTTGGGTGGGTTCAGGTGGAGTTCTGATCGTGGCTAACACCCTCACCCCCAAGCAGCAGCGCTTCGTCGAGGAGTATCTTGTGGATCTGAATGCGAGCGCTGCCTATCGCCGTGCTGGCTATGCCGCGAAGGGGAACTCGGCTGAGGTGAACGCCGTCCGCCTGCTAAGAAACGCTCAGGTGGCGGCTGCGATCGAAACTGCCAAGGCAGACCGGTCCGAGGAGACCCGCATAACCGCCGCGTGGGTGCTTGAGCAGGCCGCTCTGGTCTACGAGGAGGCCCACTCGGACGGCGATCGCAAGAACGCCCTGAGAGCGCTGGAGATGTGCGGCAAGCATGTCGATGTCGCCGCCTTCAAGGAGGGTGCCGCCCAGGTCAATGTGACCGTCGCGCCCAGCCTCGCCCACTTCTACGGCAGCACCGATGGCTGACCTCGGCCACAACGGCGGACCCACGCTCAACCCGGCCCTGCGCGACTTCTGGTTGGCGAAGAACAACGAGCGCGGCGAGCCGATCCGCAACCGCATCCTCTACGGCGGCCGCGCGAGTTCGAAGTCGTGGGATGCGGCGGGCTTCGTCGTGTTCCTGGCCTGCAATTTCAAGATCAAGGTGCTCTGCGCCCGCCAGTTCCAGAACAAGATCGAGGAATCGGTCTACTCGCTCCTCATCGTCCAGATTGAGCGGTTCGGGTTGCGCGATCAGTTCCGGATCCTCGACAACAAGATCATTCATCGCCGCACGGGCTCTGAGTTCGTGTTCTACGGTCTGTGGCGCCACATCGGCGAAATTAAGTCGCTCGAAGGCATCGACATCTGCTGGCTGGAGGAAGCCCACGCGCTGACCGAGGAGCAGTGGAAGGTGCTCGAGCCGACGGTGCGCAAGGAAGGGTCTCAGTTCTGGATCATCTTCAACCCCATGCTCTCGACCGACTTCGCCTGGCGCAGGTTCGTCTCGGCGCCTCCTGCCGGCTCGCTGGTCCGGATGATCAACTACACCGAGAACCCGTTCCTCTCGCAGACCATGAAAGACGTGATTGCCGCCGCTCAGGCTGAAGACCAGGACGAATTCGAACACATCTACCTCGGCGTGCCACGCGACGATGACGACATGGCGGTGATCAAGCGTTCGTGGATCATGGCGGCGATCGATGCCCATACCACGCTTGGTATTGAACCATCCGGGCGCAAGCGGATCGGCTTCGACATCGCCGACAGCGGGCAGGACAAGTGCGCCTCGATCTATGCGCACGGGCAACTGGTCAGCTGGGCCGACCTGTGGAAGGCGGGCGAGAATGAGCTGCTGAAGTCGTCCACACGCGTCTGGCAGGCAGCGGGCGAACGCGACGCGGAGGTGATCTACGACAGCATCGGCGTCGGTGCATCGGCCGGCGCCAAGTTCAACGAGCTCAACGAGGCTGAGGTGCGCACGGCTCAGATCAATGGTCGGCGCTCGATCCGCATCGCACACGCCGGCTTCAACGCCGGTGGCCCGGTCTACAAGCCCGATGCAATCTATGCCCGCTCGCACCCCCGCAAGACCAACAAGGACATGTTCGCCAACATCAAGGCGCAGGCATGGTGGGGTGTGGCAGATCAGCTGCGCGCGACGTTCAATGCCGTCCGCGAGGGCGCGCCGTTCGATCCGGGCGAGATCATCGCGATCGACGCCGACCTCGCCCACTTGCCGCTGCTGATCGATGAACTCGCCACTCCGAAGCGCGACTTCGACGCCGCGGGAAAGGTCAAGGTCGAGTCCAAGAAGGACCTCGCCAGGGCGAACCGTGAAGGTGGCCCACGCCCCTCCCCCAACCTTGCCGACGCATTCGTGATGGCCTTCGCGCCCGGCCGGCGGGCGATGCAGATCAGTTCGGCCGCTCTGCAGGCGGCTTGATGGGCTTGATCAGGTCGAGGTCCTCCGGCGTCATGCCCACCGACGCCAAAATCTCACGCAGTTCGCGCTCGGTCTCGGCGGCAATCGCGGCGTCGATCAGGTCGGCAAGGCTCAGCACCATCGCGCCAAGGCATAGCACGGCGACGAGCGGCTTAACATGGACCTTACAAGATCGGAACGAGGGCCCATGTTCGAACGTCTCCGCGCCGCGTGGCGAGCGCTTTTTCAGCGAACCACGGCGCTCACCCCAGTTGAGCAGCCCCGCGGCGAGCCGCGCATCAGCCAGGCCGCCCTGTGGGAAGCCGAGCGCCATGGTGCGCCGACGTTCACGCCCGAACTGACTTTCCGGGCCGTCACACCTTTCCCCGGGACACTCCCAACCGGCATGGCGATGGACAGCGTCACTTCCGATGCCTCGCAGCTCGCCGCCTATGCGATGGAGCAGTTGCACCACGAAGGCCTCGGCTTTCTCGGCTACCCTTACCTCGCCGAACTGTCGCAGCGTGCCGAGTACCGCAACGTCGTGACGATCTGGGCGGAATACTGCACCAAGAAGTGGATCAAGCTGACCGGCGACGACGCCAAGGTCTCTGAACTGGAGGCAGAATTCGACCGCCTGAAGGTCCGCGACATCTTTCACCAGGCCATCACGCTCGAGGGTTTCTTCGGGCGCATGCAGGTCTTCCTCGACTTCGGTGACTGGGATCAGCCCGACGAACTGGCTGTCCCGCTGGCGATCGACCCGCGCAAGATCGGCAAGAACCGCCCGCTCAAGGGCCTGGCGCTGGTCGAGCCGATGTGGAGCTATCCAGGCGTCTACAGCGCGCAGAACCCGCTCGCACCGGACTTCTACAAACCCTCTGGTTGGTACGTCTCAGGCCGCACCGTGCACCGCACCCGGCTACTGACGCTTGTCTCGAACCCGATGCCGAACATGCTGAAGCCGGCCTATGCCTTCGGCGGCGTATCACGGGCCCAGCAGTGCAAGGCCTATGTCGACAACTGGCTGCGCTCGCGTCAGTCGGCCAGCGACCTGCTCCATGCGTTCTCGGTCATGGTGCTGAAAACCGACATGGAATCGGTGATGAGTGGCGGTGTAGGGGATGCTTTGTGGAACCGCGTCGACCTGTTCAACAAGACCCGCGACAATCGCGGCACCTTCGTGATCGACAAGGACGCCGAGGACTTCGACAACGTCTCAGCGCCGATCGCGGGCCTCGACAAGCTGGTCGCCCAGTCGCTCGAGCAGATCAGCGCGATCTCCGGAATCCCCATCTCGATCCTGCTTGGCCAGACTCCGAGCGGCCTCAACGCCTCGTCCGAGGGTGAGATCCGCATCTTCTACGACCGGATCATGTCGTGGCTGGACACCAACCTTCGGCCGCTGCTCGAACCCCTGCTCGACATCGTGCAACTCTCGCTCTGGGGGAAGGTTGACGATGATATCGCGTTCGAATTCGAAGCTCTGTGGGAGATGAGCGACAAGGACAAGGCCGACATCCGCAAGTCCGATGCCGAGGCCGATCTTGCCTACATCGACGGCGGCGTGGTCGATGCTGACGAGGTGCGCGAACGGCTGCGCAACGATGAGACCAGCCTCTATCATGGCGTCGACCTCACGGGGCCCGCGCCGGATGTGCCGGAAGATGCTGCGGAGGGTGAGCAAGGCCTCCCTTTCGGGTCGGACGCGAACTGGAATGAGGGCGACCACCCACGCGATGAGAACGGACAGTTCGCTGGCGGTGCTTCGCCGACCGAGATCATGCAGCACGTCTCCAAGGTCATCGGTGGCAAGGGCAACCATCCACCGCTAACCCTCGGTAAGGCAAGCTCGACGAACGTCGACCTGGTCAGGGCGCAGACTGGCTACAGCATCGCCGGGCATTCACGCGTGCTTGAGAGCAGCGACATCCGCCACGCGTTCAACAGGCATTCCGACGTCGGCAAGGAGGCTGAGCGGCAGCAAGTCGCGATCGGCAAGCAGGACTTCACCAAGCTGGGCGCGATTGTCGAAGGCGCGCACCGCGTCGAGCTCAAGGGTGATCCCGGCGGCGGCAAGGGGCAGCGCCTGGTCTATCACGCCGAGGTCGACGGTCACGTCTACGAGTACGTCGAGCACATTCGGCCGAACGCGCAGCTGGTCGCATTCAAGACCATTCGGAAGCGCCGGGCATGAGAGGGAATGAACTCGGAGCGGCGCGTGCTCCACGAGGCGAAAACCTCGTTTTCCTTGGCCTGTACGTCCTGAACGGGCTCCAAGTTCGCTGTCTACATAGCCGAACGGCGGCGGAATTGCAATGCTGAAGCCTGTCCGCCCCTCTGCGCCGATCCACGCAAAGTACGAGGCGCGGCTGGTCGCTCTGGTTGACGAGATGCACCGCTCGATCGTGCATTGGATCGCGGCCGAGTGGCGCAAAAACGAGCCTGAGACCGTGCTGCTCGCGAGCGACGACACGCCCGTCGCCGCGCTCCAGGCCGCGCTGAACAAGCTTGGCCGACGCTGGCTGTCCCGTTTCGATGACTTGTCCGAGAGTTTGGCCGAATATTTTGCCACGGCGGTTCGCTCGCGCTCCGACCGCGCACTGGCCGATATGCTCCGCAAGGGCGGCTTCAGCGTGAAGTTCCGCATGACGCCTGCCATGCGTGATGCCTTTGCGGCGGTGAGGGCGGAGAACGTCGGGCTCATTCGCTCAATTGCAGCGCAGCATCTCGGCCGGGTTGAGACGCTCGTGATGCAGTCGGTATCTCAGGGGCGGGATCTCAGCGCCCTCACCGATGCCCTGGTCAAGCAGCACGGGATTACGCGCCGCCGCGCCGCACTGATCAGCCGCGATCAGAACAACAAGGCGACGGCCGTCCTGACCCGCGCCCGCCACGCCGAACTCGGCATTACCCACGCCAGGTGGATGCACTCGGCCGGCGGCAAGCACCCGCGAGAGGCGCATGTCCGCTTCTCGGGCAAGACGTATCCCATCGCAACGGGGCATGATTTTGGCGATGGTTTGGGCCCGGTATGGCCCGGCACCGCGATCAATTGCCGGTGCGTGGCTGTCCCGATCGTCCCCGGCTTCGACTGAACCTGCGCCCGCTCCCCGTATCCTGAGATTACGGAGGAGCATTTCCCATGGCGTCCAATCTCGTCGACCTTGTCAAAATTTCGGTCAACAACAACGGGACGGGCGCAATCAGCCTCGGTGCGGCCGTGCCGGGATATCGTGGGATTGAGGCGCTCACCAACGCCAAGGTCTACAGCTACGCCATCCAGCAGGGTTCGCAGTACGAGGTCGGGCGCGGCACATACCTGTCCTCGGGGCAGCAGCTCTCGCGCACGGTGCTGTACTCCTCGAACGGCAACGCGGCGATCAATGTGCAGGCAGGGGCTCAGGTGGCCTTCGTGGCGCTGGCCGAGGATCTCGACGCGGTTCAGCTCACCTCGGACATGGTTGCAATCGAGGCTGCGGTGCTGGCTGCGCAGGCTGACGTTGTGACCAGGCAGAGCGATGTTTCTGACAAGCAGGCGCTGGCTGCGACGAACGAACTGAATTCTGCCGCCAGTGCGACCACGGCCACAACGCAGGTTGGCCTCGCTACAACGCAGGCAACCATTGCGGCCGCGGCTGCCGGCGTGCTCGGCGTGCTGCCATCGACCCCTGCGGCCCTCCCCAACGAGGTTCTGACTGTCACCGGCGGCGTAGGGACTGGCTCCGGGGGCACTCCGGGGGAATACGCGATGGTCCTGACCGGCGGGCCGAGTGGCGCTCAGGTTTTCGGCACGATCGGCGGCGATGGCAAGGTCGCGGGGTATCGAATCGCGAACCCCGGCATCTCGGTGAGCAGCAGTGCGCCTACCATCGCGTGGCCCACTGGCACTGGGTTGACGGGCGCGACGGCTCCGACTGCGACAGTCGGCACCATCCCGGCGCCGCGTGCGTTCTGGGGTGTCACGGCCGACAGCGCATATCAGGCGCTCTGGATCAACAGCGCCGGCGTGCTGACACCGGTAGTCGGGCCGGACGGCAGCCAGATCAAGCGCCCGATCGGCTCGACCGGCTCCTCTTGGATCACGAAGTCGGGCCTCGCCGAACTCGGCAGCGACGCTCGCGGCCTGACTTTCGCCATCACGGATCCGAACAAGCGAGTCATCCTCGCGGGTTTTTCCGATGGCGGCCTGTCGTTCAAGCTTGACACGACCAGCCCCGCCGCAACGTGGGTCACCTCACAGATCGCCGCCAACTCCGCGGTCCGCAAGAGCGACATGGTGCAGGAGTTCAGGGGTTCGGCCATCGGCTCCACGCCCCCGAATGCCCTGATCTATGCCATTCGGGATGCATCGAACCGCTTCCTGTTCGGCGTGGGTTACGACGGGGCGTTCGAGGTCGGGAAGTACGATGCCAAGGTGCAACGCGCCGTGCTCGGCGCCAGCACGGCCGTCCCTTACATCGACGAGAGCGGCGGCCAGATCATCGTCCGCTACGGCGCCGGCACGGTGACGCTCACCAGTGAGGGCACGAACTCCAAACCGCAGCGGGTCGGCAACCGCATCGCATTCCTGTCCGACCGCTACCGTTCGATCACGCAGCCCTACATTATGGATGCCGATGGTTCGAACCAGCGCGCTTTCCAGGTGGACCGCCCCTATGAGGGGTTCTTCATCACTGGGCAGTCCCTGGCGGCTGGCTATGGCACCAACGCGATCTCCAACGCGGTCTACCCGCAGAACGCCTACTGCCTGACTGGCGGCCCGGTTCACGATGGTGGGTCGCCGGCCACGGCACCCCTGATCTCCCTGCGCGAGGTGACCAAGGAAACGATCGCGACCAGCTTCGCGACGGCGGTGCTCGACAGTGAACTCGCGTTCCGGCCGGAAAACCGCCTGGTGCTGTTCGGCAACCCGGTGTCCTCGACGGCCTATTCCGGCCTGAAGCAAGGGACGACGCCGTACAACAACACGCTGACCGAGATCTCCAATATCCTCGCGATCAACCCGTCCTTTCTCGTGCGCGGGTTCGGGGTGATCCACGGGGAGCAGGACGCCGGATCCTCGACCTACGCCACCGACCTCCAGACGTGGCAGGCCAACTACGAAACCGACATCAAGGCGCTGACCGGACAGGGCGAGAGCGTCATCATGTTCGTCTGCCAGACGTCGTCGATCCGCTACTACTACCCGACCACGATGAACGCGCACAAGTCGGCCCTGGCGGCGCTCGCGGCATCTGTCGCGAACAGCAAGGTCGTGTTCGTCTGCCCCGAATATTTCCTGACGTACCAGTCGGACAACCTGCACATCACGGGCGCGTCGGAACGCTTGCTCGGCGAGTATTTCGCCAAGGCATACCGCAAGGTCATCTGCGAGGGGCGCGACTGGCGCGGGGTCAGCCCGCGGAGCTTCACCCTCGGCAGCAACTACGTGGACGTGCAGTTCTGGGTGCCCGTCGCCCCCCTCGTGCTCGATACCGCGCTGTGCACCGACCCCGGCAACTACGGCTTCAACTATGTCGACGATTCGGGCCGGACGATCAGCAGCGTGGCGCTGAAGGGCGGCACGACGGACACGGTGCGGATCACCCTGTCGGGCACGATCGGCACCCATGCCGTGCTCGACTATGCCTACAACAACGGCACGGCCAGCACCTCCGGGCCGACGGGCGGCGCGCGCGGGTGTCTGCGCGACAGCGACCCGGCCCTGTCCCGCTGGGACGGCGCGACGCACCTCTACAACCCCTGCGCCATCTTCCAGCAAGCGCTGAACTAAGGACCGCCAGCCATGAAAGTGCTTACCCTCGACAGTTCGGTTTCGGACGTCACCCTGCCGACCCTGACCCTGCTGGAAGATCTCGAAACCCAGATCGTCGCGCTCTCGCCGCGCGCATGGTGGGATGCGACCAATTCGGCCTATCGCACCGACGTGGGTGCGGGCGGTGCCGTGGTGACGGGGTCGATCTCCGGCACGACCCTGACCGTCTCAGCGGTGGCTGCGGGCACTATTGCGGTCGGCCAGAGCGTCGGCGGCGCATCGGCCGGAACGTACATCACAGCACTGGGCACCGGAACGGGCGGGACCGGCACGTACACGGTCAACAATTCGCAGACCGTCGCATCGGGCACACTGAACCTGTACGCCACCTGCTCGCAGCTGACCGACCGCTCGGGCAACGGGTTCCACCTGGTGCAGGCCACCCTTGCCAACCGACCGGCGATCTCCGCGAACTACTTCGGCTCGATCGGCGGGACGAACCGCGATGCGCTGTCATTTGACGGATCGGCTGATCGGTTCATGACCACCGCAGGCAATGTCTATGACGGCACCTACCTGTGGACCGAATTCTACGTCCTCAAGGGCTTCGGCGCCGCCACTGCCGTTCCTGGCTATGTCAACAGCGGCAGCTCGTCCTACACGTTCAACCAAGGCAATAGCGCAAATGTTTGGCAAGCCTTCGTCGGCAGCGTTAACGTCAACACCGCCGCTCAAAACACTCTGGCCACGCTGATCGGCACGTTCAACTATCCGGGCTCAGGCAACGTCACTGCCACTTTTGAAGTGAACGGCATTTCCAGTTCGGGCTCGTTCGCCCTCGGGAGCAACGCTCCGGGCACCAATACTGCTCTGCTTGGCTCCTACCAGACCAGCCACGGACTCAAGTGGAACGGCGTCATCGCCGAGCGGATCGTGTTCAAGGCGGACCTCTCCGGCAACTCGTCGGCCATGGCGCTGCTGCGGGCCTATGCCGCGCAGAAGTATCGCTGATGGGCGAAACCCTCCTCCTCGCCATGGACCGGGCCTCGGTCCGCCGCAGAGACGCCAACGGCTATCTGCACGTCGAGATCAGCAACATCTCGAAGGCGAACGTGTGCCCCTACTACGGGAGCGAAATCCCGGGCGCCGAAGACCTCGGCCTCGATCCCGCGCGAGTCTACATGCTCTACCGCGATCCGGAGGAGCTCGCCCGTGCTGCGGAGACGTTCAACAACGTGCCGCTCCTTTCCCAGCATGTCCCCGTGCTGCCTGAGGAAGGCCTGCCGGAAGAACTCATCATCGGCTCGACCGGGACGGACGCGACATTCGAAGATCCGTACCTGAAAAACAGCCTGGTCGTCTGGCAGCAGGAGGCACAGGACGCGATCGACGCCGACCGCAAACGCGAGCTTTCCTGCGGGTATCGCTATGTTGCGGACATGACTGCCGGGCGCACTCCCGAAGGTTTGCAATACGACGGTGTAATGCGGGAGATCATGGGTAACCACGTTGCTCTGGTGATTGAGGGCCGCGCGGGACCGGACGTTATGGTCGGAGACGATGTGATGAAGCTCAAGTCGCGCACGGCGCTGCTGATTTCCGGGGCCCTGCAGGCCCATATCCGCCCGCTGCTGGCGAAGGATGCCAAGGTCGATCTCTCGGCCCCGCTGTCCGAAGTCGACGCGAAGTCATTTGCCCTCGACGGCGCGCCCAAGAAGCTCGCCGCGAAGGTCGCCAAGCTGGTCAAGCCGCACCTTGCCGCAGACCAGTCGCTCGACGCCGACGCGCTCGCCAACTTCCTCTCCGGCGTTCAGCCGATTGCCCTCGACGAAGACAAGATCGACGACGAGGACAAGCAGGCTGAGGACGAAGACGAGGACGAGAAGGACGACAAGCAGGCGGCCGACGAGTCCTCGGATGATGATGACGACAAGCAGGCCGAAGACGAAGACGGCGACGATGACGAGGACGACAAGAAGCAGGGCATGGACGCCGCTGCTGTGCGCCGCCTCGTTGCCAAGGCCGAACGCCGTGGCCGCGCCGCCAATGCCGCCATCGAGGTCGCCAAGGCCGAAGTGAAGCCGCTGGTAGGTGAAGTGGTCGGCCTGGACAGCGCCGAGGCTATCTACAAGCTCGCCCTCGATCAGGCTGAGGTTGATACCAAGGGCGTCCATCCGAGCGCCTACCGCGCCATGGTCGCGATGCTGAAGAAGCCATCCGAGATGGCCCGCGATGCCAAGCCTGTGGTCGGTGCCGGCAAGCTGGCGCAGATCATCCCCAACCTTCCTCCTGTGATCCGGAGCTAACACCATGGGTCTGAACACTTTCCAGACGTCTGTCGCGTCCGATCCGAGCCCCGGCGTCGAGGGCGGGTTCGCTGGGGGCAACCCCTACTTCTCGCTGATCACCCCGGACGAAGGCATGTTTGTCGGCGCCGCCATTCCTCCTACCATCGGCAATTTCGGCTGGGTGAACACCGCGAACGGGCAAGTCTCGGCGCAGCATCCGGGTGTTACCACCACTCGCATCGGCTTCATCCATCGCGACCAGGGCGCCATCGTCAACGGCGCTGGCATGTTTGCCAGTGCAAGCATGGCGACGATCTCCGGGCAGCCGGTCGACGTTGCTGAAGATGGCACCTTTTGGGCCCGCTTCGCTGCGGGCGCGGCCATCGGCCAGAAGGTCTATGCGAACTACGCCGACGGTGCTTGCACCGCTGCGGCGACGGGTTCTGCGGCTAGCGTTACCCGGTCGGTGACCACGACGAACACCTCCGCGACGATCAGCTACACCGGCGGGGCCATCTATCCAGGTCAGCCCGTCAGCGGCACCGGCATCCCAGCTGGCGCCTACGTTGTGAGCGTCAACTCGGGCGCGGGCACCGCCGTGATCAGCGCCGCAGCTACCGCGTCGGCCACTGTGACCGGCACCTTCACCACCAATTTCGAGACCAGCTTCTCTGTCCGATCTACGGCCGGGAATGGCGAACTCGCGAAGATCTCTGTCCGGGGGTAACTGAAATGCGTGATCCTATTCTCCGCCAGGAACTCGCCGATCGGGGCGTTTTCTATCCCGCCAATGCGGTCTTCGGCCACGATGGCAGCGAGGCCAGTAAGGCGCGCTACGATGCGATGCGCCGCGATTACCGTGTCGCGCTAGACGCCTTCCCGCACCTGAAGATGGCGATTGACGCGCAGCCGGGCCTCGTAACCAGCCCCAACGCTGGCGCCCTGCTCTCTGCCCTGTCGATCGTCGATCCCCAGGTCGTCCGCGTGCTCTTCACCCCGATGAAGGCTGCACAGATCATGGGCGGCGAGGCGCAGAAGGGTTCATGGATCGACCAGATCGCGTACTTCCCTATGGCCGAGTCGACCGGCCAGGTCGCCAGCTACGGCGACTTCAGCAACAACGGCAGCATCGACGTTAACGCTCAGTGGAACTACCGTCAGCCCTACAGCTGGCAGGCGTTCAAGCGCTACGGCGAACAGCAACTGGACCGTTGGGGCGCGGCCGGCCTGAACTACGCCGCCGAGCTCGACAACGCTCTGGCGTTCAAGTTCAACAAGGTCTCGAACAAGTCGTACTTCTACGGCATCACTGGCCTAGTGAACTACGGTCTGCTGAACGATCCTTCGCTCAGCAGCGCTATCAGCCCGGGGACCAAGGCGGACACTAGCCAGGGCGTCACTTGGCTCAAGGCGACGGCCATTGAAATCTACAACGACTTCAAGGCTCTCTACACCGCCCTGAACGTCCAGACCGGCTACAACCTCGAGATGGACGCGCCGATCACGCTCGCCATGTCGAGCAATCGCGAGCCGCAGCTCGCCGTCACCAACGACTTCGGCCTGACCGCCAAGGAGATGATCCAGAAGTCGTTCCCGAACCTCAAGTTCGAGGTGGCGCCGGAATATTCGACGCAGTCGGGCGAATTCATGCAGCTCATGGTCACCGACTATGAAGGCGTGAAAACCGCCTATCCGGCTTACACCGAGAAGATGCGCGCCCACGCGCTGGTGATCGGTTCGTCGGACTGGTCGCAGAAGAACTCGGCCGGCACCTGGGGTACCATCATCCGCCGTCCGATCATGATTAAGGGTATGCTCGGCATCTGAATGCCCGAGCCCTCTAACTGGAGATCCCCATGTTTGTTGGCTGCAAATTGCCCCACGGGCTGGAAATCAATCACCTCGGCGAGACCATCGTGCTGAACGGCGCGAACGCAGGGTTCGACGTCGACAATCCGTGGAAGAACGACCTTCCGCCCGACAGCCCCCTGCGCGCTTACGGCGTCGGCCTGACCCAGATCGAGGGCGACAAGGCCGAGGCGTTCAAGGACTGGTTCGACATGGCCGGCAAGGGCGAAGGCCCGGTGCGCGCAGGGTTCATCTTCTTCACCGAGAAGGCGGCCGACGCGACCAAGGAAGCGCAGGGTATCGAGGGCGAAGCCACCGGCCTGGGCGGCATCAATCCCGAAAAGGACCTTCCTGACGGTCTCGCGACCAATAAGGAGTAACCGCCATGGCCATTGCCGAGTTCAACTACTCGGCGTGGGTCTCGCGCTATCCGGAATTCGAGGGGGCGGTCGATCAAGGTCGGGCCGCCCTCTTTTTTGCCGAAGCCGGGCTCTACCTCGACAATTCGGACTGTTCTCCCGTCACAGACCTGACGGCGCGGCTGATGTTGCTCAACATGGTCGTGGCACATCTGGCGGTGCTGAGTGGGGCGCTGGAGCCCGATGGCAAGCCCACCGGCATGGTCGGCCGCATCAGCACGGCCAGCGAGGGCAGCGTCTCGATCTCGGTCGATACCGGACTGATGCCCGGCACGGCGCCATGGTTCCAGCAGACCTCATACGGGCTGTCGTTCTGGCAAGCGACGAAGAACCTGCGCACCGCTCGCTACGTGCCGGCCGGCGCCTATGTCTCCGAACCGTGGGCGTCGCCGTGGCGGAGGTGAGTGGTGGCGCGGGCCTATCGGCCAAACTCAAGGCGCTCCGCGATGCGATCGGCCGTGCGCACGAGGTGCGGGTAGGCTTTTTGGAGGGGGCGACCTATCCCGACGGCACCACCGGCGCCGCAGTCGCGGCACTGAACAACTTCGGCGCTCCTGCTGCGGGAATCCCTCCCCGCCCCTTCTTCACCAACATGGTCGCCGAACAATCGCCTGCTTGGGGAGAGCGCTTCGCCGCAGTGCTGGCATCTGCTGACTACGATGCCGCCAAGGCTCTGGATCTCATGGGCGAAGGTATATCCGGCCAACTGCGCCAGTCGATCATCGCCACGGTCGGTCCGCCGAACAGCGAGGTGACGAACCTCCTCAAGCAGCGATTCCCGAGCGGCGATGGGGTGACGTTCGCGGACGTGATGCAGGCCCGGCATGACGTGGCCGCTGGCGAGACCGCACCCCCGGGCAAGCCGCTCGTCTGGTCTGGTCACCTTCTGGCTTCAGTCGACAAGGAGGTCGTGTGAAACTTCGCGGCATCGCCAATCGGCTGACCTCGCGCGTCAATCCCAACCTCGCGGTGACGCTGAAGCGCAGCACCGGCTACACGACCGGCGCGTCGGGCAAGCGCGTACCAACCTATGCGGACCTCGGCACGATCATGGTGCAGGTGCAGACGCTGACCCAGTCCGAGATCGAGCATCTCGACAAGCTCAACATCTCGAACGGACAAGCCTCGGTTTTCGCAGACACGATGCTTTCGAGCGTGGATCGGCCGAGCCAGTCCGGGGGCGACATCATTGAATTCGGCACTGACGCGGCGACGCCTGCCGAATTGCAGGGTCAGACCTGGCTCGTCGTGGCGCTGTTGGAAGGCTGGCCCGGCTCCGGTTGGTGCAAGGCCGCAATCACGAGCCAGATGCCATGACGCCGAGCTTGACGGAAGAAGCGGCATTTACCGCCCTGCGTAGCGCCTTGGTGGCGCTGCTGCCTGCCGGTACGGAGGTGGTCCAGGGGCAGGACAACCGCGTGCCCATGCCGGGGGCCGCGAACTTCGTCGTGATGACCTCGGGGCGCCGCCAGCAGATGGCGACGAACAGCCACGATTATGCGCCGCCGACCGATCCTGCGCCGGCTGCCGGGACCGAGGGGATAGCGCGGTCCACGCTCTTCGCGTTCCAGCTCGACGTCTACGGGGACGCCGCCAGCGACAACGCGCAAGTCATCACCACCCTGATCCGCGATGCGTGGGGCGTGGACCAGATGAAGGGCTCCGGCTTTGCCCCGCTCTACTGCGAGGATCCGATGCAGATGCCGCTGATCGCAGGCGAACAACAGTGGATCGAGCGGTGGACCATCCAGTGCGCGCTGCACGCACGGCCGGTCGTCACGGTGCCGATGCAGTTCGCTGATAGGCTGGTTACAGGCTTGCAAGAGGTGAAGTGATGGCCACGAGTATTCCCGCGTCGGCGATCGTGAGTGTCCTGCCGAACGTGATTTCGGCAGGTGGATCGGGTCTCGACCTGGTCGGCATGATCCTGACCACGAGCGCGCAGATGCCGACCGGCACTGTGCTCTCGTTCAGCAGCGCGGCGGACGTCTCCGCCTACTTCGGCCCGGCATCCACTGAAGCGACGCTGGCACAGACGTACTTCGCCGGGTATGATGGCTCGACGATCAAGCCGGCCAAGCTGCTGTTCTATCGGTACTGCAGCAGCGCGGCGGCGCCTTTCCTGCGCGGCGCCAGCGTCGCCAGCATGACCTTGACGCAGCTGCAGGCCCTCACCGGCGTGCTGACGATCACAGTCAATGGATCGGCCAAGACCTCGTCGTCCATCAACCTGTCGGGCGCCACCAGCTTCAGCAATGCCGCAACCATCATCGCGGCGGCTTTCACCTCGCCGGGCTTCACTGTCAGTTACGACAGCGTTTCGGGCGGCTTCCTGTTCACCGACGGCACCACCGGCGCCGCTGCCTCGCTCAGCTACGCGACAGGCTCACTGGCGGCCGGGCTCAAGCTGACGCAGGCTACTGGAGCGGTGCTGAGCGCCGGCGCCGACGCGATGTCCGCCGCGACCGCCATGGACGGCGTGATCGCTCTCACGCAGGATTTCGTCTCGTTCATGACCTCGTTCGAGCCCGTTGATGCCGACAAACTGGCATTGGCTGGCTGGGTCGACGCGAAGAGCGATCGATACCTCTACGTTGCATGGGACGACAACATCGCCGGCACGCAGCAAGGCGATACCTCTTCGTTCGGCTCGCAGTTGGTCGCCAATGGCCTGTCTGGCACCGCAGCGATCTACGATCCGAACAATGGCGCCAACGTCGCGGCGTTCCTCATGGGTGCGATCGCCTCAATCAACTTCACCGTTCAGAACGGCCGCGCCACCCTCGCCTTCCGCAGCGGCTCAATCCTGCCCGGCGTCACCAATCAGTCGGTGGGCGATAATCTTGCGGCCAACGGCTACAACTTCGTCGGCGCCTACGCGACGGCCAACGACCGTTTCGTGTTCTTCTACCCCGGGCAGGTGTCCGGCCAGTTCGACTGGATCGACAGCTGGATTTCTCAGGTGTGGATGAACAACGCGTTCCAGCTCGCCCTGATGGGCCTGCTTACGTCCGTGGGATCGATCCCCTACAACGACGATGGCAAGGCGCTCATTGAGGCCTCGCTGCGCGGGGTGATCGACAATGCGGTCAACTTCGGCGCCATCCGCGCCGGCGTGCCGCTCAGCGCGCAGCAGAAGGCCGAGATCAACAATCAGGCCGGGGGGAACATCGCCGACACGGTCGAGCAGCGCGGCTGGTACGCCCTGGTTGGCGATGCCTCGGCCGACGTGCGGGCTGCACGCGGCTCTCCGCCGATCTTCGTCTGGTACACTGACGGGCAGTCCGTCCAGAAGATCGCCCTCTCCAGCGTCCTCGTGCAGTAAGGGGTCCGGCACATGAACAATCGCACGCTGACCAGCGCGAACAGCATCCTCCTGCTCTCGGTGGACCCGATCTTTCCCATTCCAATTCGACTGCAGGGCTTCTCGGCTGACGACGTGACGTCGATCGACGCGCTTGAGCCAACCGAGACGTCGATGGGCATAGATGGGCGCCTTTCGGCCGGCTACGTCCCTGTCCCCGTTTCGCAGAACATCACCCTGCAGGCCGACAGCGAGAGCAATGACTTCTTCGACTTCTGGGCGAACTATGAGCGCCAGGCGAAGGAAAAGGTAGTCGCGAGTGGCACGATCATCTTGCCTGGCACGCAGGCGCAATACGTCCTCTTCCGAGGCTTCCTCCGCGGGTACGCCCCGCTGCCGGACGTGAAGCGCACCTTGCAGCCGCGCCGCTTTACCGTGGTGTGGGAGCGGATTACCCCGGCGCCGAGGATCTAGACATGCGCAAGCACAAGGTGATCACGATCGCCGGCGAAGGTCGTGATCGGGGCAAGACTTTCCTGCTTCTCGAGATGCCCGCGATGCAGGCAGAGAAGTGGGCGACGAAGGCTCTCCTCGCGATGGGCAGGGCAGGCGTGGAAGTGCCGGAGGACGCCCTGCAGGCCGGCGCGTTGGGGGTGCTCCTGCTGGGGCTCGCTGGCGTCCAGCAGATGCGCTTCGAGGATGCCGAGCCTCTGCTCGATGAGATGATGACCTGCGTCTCGTTCGTGCCGGATCCCTCCAAGGTGGACCCGTTGGCGGGCCGCCCCATCTCGCGCCCGCTTATCACGTCTGACGACTCAGCCGACATCGAAGAGGTCTCCACACTCTTGCAGCTGCGCGGGGAGGTCGTGGAGCTTCACGTGGGTTTTTCGCCGGCCGCCGTCCTGTCGAATATGGCGGCGGCTCTGACTTCGAGGCAGCAGGCTACGTCAACGTCCCGCAAACCTGCGGCGCGGTCATCGCGACGGGCAAAGCCAGCCTGATCGACCTGCAGACGGTCTACGGGCTGCAGGACGTCTACGATCTCCTGGAGTGCTCACAGGTCGAGGCAGAGAATGAGCGCCGGGCCATGGCCGCCGCGGAGCGGAACGCGGGTTAGCAGACGACAAGATTTCAACATTTAGTTGAAACCAACCGCGATCTCGCTATTTGAGTGCACATGACGCACGCAGCCCCCTCATGGATTCATGCCGCCCGCATGGTGGCAGCCTCTGCCTTGGGCGGAGCCGTCATTATGGGCCTCGGCCTCGGCTGGGTGCCAGCCCTTGCGGCTATCGACATGCACGCCGTGGGCGCAACGTTGGGTGGTGTGGCGGGTCTCATTTCGAGTGTTCGTCCCCACTGATCTCGCCGATTGGGCGGGGAAACATTGGGTTGACGCCCTAAGCATCTGTACAGGCTTCGGCTACGTTCTCTACATGCGCAGCCGCATGGCGGAACCTCACAACCGTATCTCGAAAGCAACAGGGCTCGACTTTTTCAACGGCCTCGCCCTCGCCCCATTGGGGCTGCTGTTCTTGGGCGCGTTCTCCGAAACCATCCTCGATGCCGTCGTCCACGCGAGCGGCATTATCCTTGCTGGTGCAAGCATCTTGGCCCTGTTCGCTATCTTGGAAGAGCCGCCAATTAGCTGAGCGGCGCCTGAAGGTTAGCCAATGTCGCCGCGGCGACAGCGGTGCCACCGGTCATCAGCCCGGCTCAACTGAGAGTCCCTGCACCATCCCATTTGATTCAATGCGGCCTCTATTCGGTCCAGCGATGCGCATCCCCGACCATGTGGGTCGTTCGAGCATGGGCCGTAAAGCCCATACCATCGCCGATATAGTACCTTAGCCGCCGGGGACATTGAGCGGACCGCAAGGGCTTCGCGCCGGTCGAGTTCCGCAGCATGAGCAACTCCCTCTGCAGCCGCGTTCGACCGCGCTCGGTCTTCGGCGTTGCAGATGCGCCATGGCTCACGGGCCATCGTACCCCCATAACACCATCCACGCTGCTCCAGAGCGTCTGTAGCCGCATACCACCGCTCACACGCTTTATCCTTCGCCGTGGTCCAAGCGCCCCCTCTGTCGCACGATGCCTTAGCAGCCAGCCAGCGTTGATAGAGCGGGGAGAGCCCTTCACCCACTGGCCGCTGTTCCGCGCCGACGGCCGCCGCAAAACCAAGGGCAATGCCTGCAACGAGAACTGCCTTGCGCATTCAATCTCCTCCGGGGCGCTACTCTGAGGTTACAACGTCGGAGCCGCGCAAATGGGTATGTCTGTAATCGACGCTTTCGTCGTCACCTTTGGTATTGATACCAAGGGCGTCGAAAAAGGCGAGAGGGACATCAACGACGCCACGAAGCGCCTGCAGGACAAGAGCAAGCGCGCCTTCGGCGACATGGAAAGCCAGAGCAAGTTGCTCGGGGATTCGCTGAAGAAGGTTCGCAACGAGGTTGTCGGGCTTGGCCTCGCCTTCATGGGCGCGAGTTCGATCACCGGCTTCATCGGGCACATGATGACCGGTGCCGCCGCAGCCGATCGGATGGGCACCTCCATCGGCATGAACGCCAAGCAGATCTGGGCGTGGCGCATGGCGGCCAAGAGCCAGGGCGGTCAGGCCAGCGAGGCCGACACTGCTCTCCAGTCGATCCAGAATGACCGCATGGACTTCCGCTTCGGGCGCATGGATGGCGCAAAGGCTGGAATCTATGGGCGGCTTGGCGTCAGCGCGGCCGACCTGCGCGACGGCGACGCCGGAACGATCCTGAAGAAGATCGCCGGCATGCAGGGCAAGATGGACCCGCAGGTCTATGCCAGCCTCTTGCAGCAGCTCGGGATGCCGAGCTCGATCGTCTACTTTCTTCAGCAGGGCAAAGACAGCGTCGACAAGCTCCTGAAGCAGTTCGAGGCCGACGCGAAGGGGCAGGAGCAGCTCGCCAAAGAGACCGAGGAATTGCAGAAGTCGATCACGACCCTGCAGGCCACGATCATGCAGAAGCTGGTCCCCCCACTGGTCCAGATTGCCAACTTCCTGAACAAGGTGATCGGCGGCGGTTCCAGCGATCCCGCACCGGGACCACCCAAAGGAGGCTCGGTCTATAAGCCGACTGGCCTCTGGGGTCAGCTCTTCGGGGAAGTCTATCACCCGAGCGGGCGGCAAGGTGGCGGAGTGGCTGCGCCAGGAGCTAGCGGCGCGAAGGGCCCGCACGGTGCAGAGTCGGAAGTCTACAGCTTCCTGAGGAGCAAGGGTCTCGCCAGCGACCAAGCGTTGGGTATCACGGCGGCTTTGTGGGCGGAGAGCAGGCTCGACCCGAAGGCAACGAATCCAACGTCGGGCGCCTACGGCATCAGCCAAATCTTGTCGAAAGATCGGCTTGCTAACTTTCAACGACTCTTCGGTCATTCGATCAAAGGGGCGCCACTCAACGAGCAGTTGGAGTTTCTCTGGTGGGAACTTAACGGAGGTGATCACGGCGGGAAGGCGGTTCTGGCAGAGCGTGGCATCGGCACGAGTAGCGCTATGATCAACAGCTTTCTCAGGCCTAAGGCTGGCTACGAGACTGCGCGGGACCTCAGAGACGCAGCCAAGTTCATCAACCAGCACCGCGCCAATGGCACCATCACCATCCACGGCGGCATCCATATCAAGACCGCAGCGACAGACGCGAAGGCCATCGCTCGCGACATTCACCATGCTCTGAAGCGGCGTCACGCCGTCGCCCAAGCTGATCGCGGGGTGAACCCCTGATGGCCGGCCCTGTCTATCCTGACGTGCCTGTGGCGGCCGGCGTGCCGCCGGTGAACCGCGATGCGTCCAACCCGGGTACGGATACGCAGGGGCAACTCGACGGGGACAGCATCACCGTAGCCGCAACGGCACGCAATACCTGGGGCGTGTTCGACTCCGGCAATGCGAAGGTGCTCGATCCCGATTCGATCATTGCGCTATCTTACGACGGCGAACATCGGATCGCCGACTTCCCGATCGAGGAGGGCGGCTTTGAGACTTACGACAAGGTCGCGATGCCGTTCGACGTTCGAGTGGTCATGGCCAAGGGCGGAAAGCTGGAAGACCGGCGCACGTTCCTCAACGCCGTGGATCAGCTGCGTGAAGACCTGAAACTCTACTACGTGGTCACGCCAGAGCGGACCTACTACAACGTCAATTTCACGCGCGTCAGTGTCGACCGCAGCCGGGAACAGGGCGCGGGGATGGTGACGGTGGAACTCCACCTGCGCGAAATCCGGCAGAGCGCCACCACAACCTTTTCGAAGTCGAAGGACGCTGCCAGCGCCAGTCCGACTAATACCGGCGCCGTGCAGCCGCAAACCGCGAGTGAGCCGGTGCAGCAGACTGTGGCATCGAAAGTGGCCGCGTCGGTCTCCCCGGGCGCCGCGACCGTCTCTCCGCTGCGCCAGTTCTTCGACACTGGTCTCGGGCGCACGCTCAGCACCATCCCGCTCGTCGCGAACCTGCCGTCTCAGGTGATCCGGTCGCAGCTGGCGGGGCAAGCAGTGCAGCTCGTACTCTCGCAGAAGCGCACAGGTTTGTTTGCAGACATCGCCGTCGCGGGCTCTCAGCTGGCCTCTGGCGTTCTGTGCCGCGACGGCGTGCCTTTGCTGCCCGGCGTCGGATCGGCCTTTCCAGGCAACCTAGCGCTGTTCGACACTGCCGGGAGTGCCGACCCCTTCTTCTCTGCGCTCGGCAGCCGCTTCCAGCTTGTCTGGGGGTTGTGATGGCCTTCACACACCGTGTCATCAAGTTGAAGTTCAAACTAGGAAGCGGCGTCTTCAACTCTGGCAGCGACGACACAGTCGAGATCGAGGGGCTGCGGTGCTCAGCGAACATCGTCCACCAAGGCATCGGCTATGCTGAGGCGGACGTTCAGGTCTGGGGCATGCCGCTCGAGCTGATGAACAAGCTCACGGTGCTCAACAAGGTGCGGTTCGAGCAGCAGGTCAATAATCAGCTGATCATCGAGGCCGGTGACGAGAATGGCACCGCCATGTGCTTCGGCGGCGCAGTCTGGGAGGCTTGGGCCGACGGGCGGCAAGCCCCGGATGTCGTGTTCCACGTGTCGGCGAACTCTGGGCTGTTCGTCCTCTCTCAGAGCATTCCACCGACGAGCTACAAGGGCAGCGTCGACGCCGCCTTCGTCATCTCGGGGATCGCGCAGCAGATGGGCTACGCCTTCGAGAACAGCGGCGTCACAGGGCGACTGACCGACCCCTACAAACCCGGAAGTCCGAAATCCCAAATCGAATCAGTCTGCAACGACGTCAACTGTGCATGGACGGTTGATGATGCGAACAAGGTAGTCGCGATCTGGCCAAAAGATGGCGCGCGCGACGGAGATGTCCTGACGATCAGCAAGGACACTGGCCTGGTCGGCTACCCCAGCTTCACCCAAGCCGGGATCCAGTTCACGACGCTGTTCAACCCGAGCTTGGAGTTCGGCCGGAAAATCAAGATGGAGAGCCAGTTCCAGACCGCCAACGGCCAGTGGCAGGTCTACGGCCTCGCCCACCGGCTCGAAAGCAACCTCCCCGGCGGCGAATGGTTCACCGACGTCGAGTGCATGTATCTGGATCACACGGCATGACCCAACAGCCCGGCGCCGGCTTCGGCGAGATCAACTTCAGCCAGGGCGATCTCAGTCTCATCACCTTCGTCGCGAAGCAGGTGATGAACGGCATGGCGACAGCTACGCTCGTCCAGGTCAAGGCCGTGCGCGACGGGCAGGTCGATGTGCAGCCCATGGTCAGCCAGATCGATGGCAAGGGCACGGGGTCCAACCATGGCACGATCCACTCGCTGCCGTGGTTCTCCATCCGTGCTGGCGCCTGTGAAATCCGGATTGCTCCGCGCGTGGGCGACATCGGGCTGGCGGTGTTCTGTCACAACGATATTTCGTCGGTGAAGGCGAACCGCAAACCCTCTCTGCCGAGCAGCCGGCGGCGGTTCGACTGGTCCGATGGGATCTATTTCGGCGGCCTCCTGCCTGCCGGCCCGGCGACGTCATTCATCGAGATTGATGCCGACGACAATGTCCAGATCACCGCCCCCACAATCAAGCTCAACGGCGCGGTGGAGATCACGGGCGACATCACACACACCGGAGACCAGACCACCTCGGGCACGATCACCGGCACTACCGACGTAGTTGGCGGCGGCAAGAGCCTCAAGACGCACACTCACGGCGGGGTGCAGACCGGCAGCGGAACGAGCGGGCCGCCTTCCTGACCGCGCTCGTGGCTTATCCTAAATTACATGGCTGCCACCCTACTTCTCGACAGGTCGTCGTGGGACCTCTGCGTCGATGCGATCGGCAACATCGCGCTCGCCTCCGAACCATACAGCCGCGAGCAGGACGTCGCATCCGAATGCCGCGTGTTCGACGGCGAGTGCTACTACGACACGACAATCGGCCTACCCTTTGACACGCAGGTCCTTGGGCAGGCCGTCCCCGTCCAGATCCTGAAGGAAAAGCTCTCCCAAGCCGCTCGCCGCGTGCCTGGGGTGAGCAACGTGACGGTCTTCCTGACTGAGATCAGCGGCCGGACGCTCGGCGGGCAGGTGCAGTTCTCCGGAGGAACGGTGACGCTATGAGCACGAACGTCCCCTCCCCCTCCTTCACTCCGCAAGGCGTCTCCTCTCCGACCGAGGCGGCGATCCTTGCTGGCTTGTGGGCAGACTTTCAGGCGGCGTTCGGCGGCTCTCTGAACCCGTCCGACGCGACCCCGCAGGGTCAGCTTGTCACTGCCTTGGCAGCGATGCTCGGCGCCAACAACGACCTTTTCCTGAAGTACGTCAACCAGGTCGATCCTGCCTACTCCGAAGGGCGGATGCAGGATGCCATCGCCCGCATCTACTTCCTCACCCGCATCATCGCGACGCCGACGCTCGTCACCTGTACCTGCAGC